AAAACATGCCTAAAGGATGAAGTGGTGGATGAAGATTCTGAAAAGTGTCGAATATTTTACATTTTAGAGTGTTTGTTTGCTGTTGCAGTTCGTCAATACTATTTGCCTATAATAGAATTCATATCAAGTAATCCTATACTAACTGAAACTGCTGTTGGAATTAATTGTGCTAGTAAGGATTGGGATATATTAATGGAGCATGTTCATAGTTTTGCCGAAGATGGAAAAATCACAGATTGGGATTACAGTAAATATGATTTAAGACGATCGCCGGATGTAACTATAGCTTCTCTTAACATCTTACGTAAAATTGGAGAGCTATTTGGTTATGATGATGAAAGTCTTAAAATAATGGACGGCATTGCTGATGAATTAAGAAACCCAGTCGTTAATTGGAACGGCACTATTATTTTAATGTATTTATGGTCATCTGGCAATTCATTGACAGTTTATGTGAATAGTTCAGATAACATAATACATTTGAGAGTATCATATCACTGGAACGGGTGTAAGTTGCTTGGAAAAGAAAAATTAGAAAGCTTAGGTAGATTTAATGAAAATGAAAGATGCACTTCTTATGGTGATGATGGGAAATCAAGTTGTAGGAAAGAATTAAGACCAATATGTGCCTTTTATGCTAAGAAGAGATATTTTGATTTTGTGAATATGAAAATAACAGATGCAGCAAAATCAGACAACCCTCAAGATGTTGTTGATGGGGATGATTCCGATTTTCTCAAACGAAAGAATAATTATATTGAGGAAATTAATTGCAATGTAGGTGCATTATCCAAGAATTCTATATGGAAAATGGCTCACATGTCTATTTCCAAGGAAAGTCCAGAGGAAATAGCAATTAATGCTGTAAATACCATGTTGTTGGAAATGTTTTTACATGGTCGCGAGGAATACGAACACCTTAGGAAGCAATTACAAAAGGTGTGCAAAGAACACAATCTTTGGACGACAAAACTGGATGAAGATTTTGATGCCAGGGTCCTAGATTGGAATGAAAAGTATGCCACTTAGTGTGGCCTTGCCCTGTAGAGGGCTATATAAATACTTTCAT